GCTCCGAAGTGGTGGGCGCGACTCCTGTGGAGGAACTAAGCGTCTTTCTCACAATCCTCGATAACGTGCGCGGCCTTCGTGCAGAACCATGCAGCCTTCCGCAAGTCCTGCGCGAAGTCATCCTTGCGGCCAGCGCGTGACAGGTACTTGATGGCCGACCCGCGACAGTAGGCGACCATACCCTCATCGCCGAGTACGGCTTGGATATAGTCAATCGCCTCGATTTCGTAACCATCCGGCAGCGTCAAATGATAGTGCTGCGGGCTGTTTACCGGGTCATCATCATCGCCGCGCAGGAGGTCGTCGATCTCCTCTTGCGTTAGACTGATGGCTTGTTGCAGTCGAGTCTTCATCCTGCCACCCACCTCGCCACTCTCGTGACGATGCCGAAGAACAGGCCAAGGCAAACGGCGGGGGTTATCGCCACAGCCGTCCAACCGAGGATGTACACAATCAAAGAGTCTGTGCCTTTCATTATGCTGCCCTCTTCTTGAGTTTTTCGTTGAGGTCGTAGAGTGCTCTCATATGCAGAAATGCGGGCCACGCATCGTCTTCAAGATTTGGATAATAGTGATGCCCAAAGTCACCGTTCTCTTTTGAGAATCGAAGCAAGTGGTATCCGCCATCAATCTTGTTGCCGGTGCATTCTTCATAAGCCTTGGCATACGCTGCAAGCTGGCAGAGCATATCGCTATACACGCCATTCGATGTCTTGAAGTCGCCGAGTATCGTCTTGCCGTTCAGCTTGCCGATGAAGTCCAAGGTTCCGGCATATCTGTGAGTTTCTGATATGACCGAAACTTCGCAATCGACCACCTCTACCTGCGTACCTTTTACCCAAAAATCAAACGCAGAGTAAGCCGAGGTGGCCTGCGCACGAAACAGCGTGCGGTCAACGACGTTTCCAGACTCAAGCGCCTTCTCGAGCACAAGAGCCGGGTCATCGCCTTTGACGTAAGCCTCACACATCGCATGAACGCACGTTCCGACTGCGAGGATGTCGTTGTCGTAGAGTCCAGATGGGGCAGGTTTACCCTGCCCCTCCAGAACCCCATGCTCGCGCCCGGTGCGATAAGCCCAAGCCACTAATGGGCTAGGGTCTTTCGCCTTGCTAAGTATGGTCGTGACCGATGGGATTTTTTTACCATCGGCTGCCCGGTAGCCTTGTCGGGGTGTAGGCATAATCAGAACGCCAACGAATCGTCAGCGAAAGCTTCCTCAGTCGCCGCCGGCTTGGCAGCGGACTTTGGTGCAACCTTCGGCGCGTCGATGATGCGGTTGGCGATGCGGTCTTGAATCCACGCAGGCAACTGGTCGAAGACAGCGGCATCTGGCGTGTCCGTAGAATAGACAAGCGCCTTACCCTCAAGAACCGGGGCCGGGATTGATTTCGGCAACGGCATGATGCTGGTCAGATTCGCGTAAGTACGGTCACCTTTAACGGAATGCGTTACATTGATAAAGGCCGGCTTGCCAGCGATCACGCTGAGGTCGAATCGACGTAACTCCTCCGGCGTGAACGCCTTGCCGCGCCAGCTTGTAAGCAACCCGTACAGCGTTGACTTCTCATTAAGCGATAGGCCAACCGTGCGAGAGATCACAGCCGGCAAGTCCTTTGTCTCGCCGTTCTGGGTGATCTCGACTCTGATTTCTGGAATCTGGAATCGCAATACCACCGTTCGCTTAGGCGCAAACTGACCGCCCGGTGATGGCTGCACTCCGAGATCTGCGACAAGATCAAGCACGGCCGCGTAAGCGCCAGCGGGAATCGGCTTGCGGGGTTCAAAGCTGCCACCGCTCGATGCACTGATAATTAAACTCATGTCATATCTCCTTTGTTACTACGGTTCACCAATACTCTCTGCCGCCGCGACTGCTGCGCCAGTTTGGCGGGGGAACCTGCCGCCAGTTTTCGTGTAAGTGATTGCGTGTTGCATTCTTGAAGCGACAGTCGCGACGCCATTCGATGAAGGCGTAGGCGAACCAGCCTATAAAGAAACATGAGACGAAGATGATGAAGGCGATCACGGCTCACCTCGCAGTCTGATACGATCCGGTATCAGATGCCCGAGTCTGTTGTCTAGCATACGCTCGCAGTCTTTCGCGATGGACTCGCGCTCGGCGCGCATGACGATTTCTGCGAACCTAAGCAGGCTCCAGTCTTCGTCGTGCGTACCGGGGAAGCCGCAGTCGATGGCGGCGCGGTAAAGATCGTAGTCGTCCATTACCACTCTCCCGTGATCCATGCCGTGACGAAGCAGACGGCGGCGAAGATGGCGAGACCTTGTGCGGCCATGAGCCAGTCGGCGGGGGTGGCGTAGCCAGAAATAAGCTCTAGCATTTGACACCACCCTTGCCGACAACGAACTCGGCGTATTGGGTGGCAACGTCAACGTCTTTGAAGATGCGTGACGGCGGTACTCGAGAGTCGCTGTCGAGGTCTGCCAGGTGCACGATGAACGTGTCGTCCTGTTTGCGCTGTACCGACGACATCATCGCGGTCTCGTGGTTGATAAAGTTTGCGATCACTTTGTTCATGCGATTCTCCCGTGAGGGGCGGCTTAGGCCGCCACTCCTTGTTTCGCGGCAGCCTTAGTAATTCGACCATGCAATCCGTCTGATGCGTATGTCCTACCATCAGACCAAAAGCCATTACTGCGATAGTCGATGTCATCGGCAAGCTTGCGCCATGCTGACTCTGGCCCTATAAACCAGTAACCACGCTTGTGGCCGTACAACTCTGTCAAGCCGTAATGCCCAGCAAGTGCATCAAGCTGGCAAGCCATCACGATTCTTTTGCTTACTGACATCTTAATCATTTTGCTTTCCTCTTTTATCGCTTCTGGGTGCGGCACCGCGCCGTCCATGGAAGCCATAATACACGGTCTGAAAAGGATTACAACCCCCCGATGTAAATATTTTTTCACCCCCTTCACAGCCGCCTATTTCTGGTTGTAAGATAGCTACATGAACAAGAAGATCACTCCGCAACAGGCGGCAATCATCCACGCCGTGGACAAGGCAGGCGGTCAGTCAGCCTTGGCACGGGTTCTAGGTATACGCCCGCAGGCCGTCCAGAAATGGTGCGCCAAAGGAGTAATACCGCCTCTTCGAGTCCTTGCGGTGGAGGCCGCAACTGGTGTATCACGCAAGGCTCTACGACCGGATATCTACCCATGAAACCAGAACTGACGGCAATCGTGCCAGTCGAGCGCGTGCTCGATCTGGCGAAGAAGTACCCAGTATTCCCTTGCAGGAGGAACGATGAAAAAGATCAAGAAGGGCGGACGCTCCGCGCCAAAAGCCCGCTCACCAAAAACGGCTTCAAAGACGCCACGCAAGACGAAGCCCAGATCAAGCGATGGTGGGCAGATCGCCCAGACGCACTCGTGGGCGTACCCACAGGAAGCCGGACAGGACTCGCCGTCCTCGACTACGATCATCGAGCGGCTTCTCACGCGGCTCAAGAGTGGCTGGTCGAAAATCAGCAAGCACTGACCAGCACTCGAGTCCATCAGACGGGCGGTGGTAGCGGCGGGCGGCACTACCTGTTCAGCCTGCCGCAGGGCGTCAAAATCCGTGGCGGCGTCAGCGTCACGCTCGGCAAGGTCAAGCGCGACGGTATCGACATCCGCGCTGAGGGGGGTTACATCATTTGGTGGCCGCTGCATTACGGGCAGCACGGGCTCAACAATGACATTCAGCCGCTACCCGCAGGGCTCATTGACGAGCGGCGCATGGACCTTGAGTTGCCGGCAGAGTTAGCCAAGAAGCTGCCGCCGAAGCCCGGGACCAGTCAGGACTTCCAGCGCGACCTGCCGCGTATCACCGAGGCGCTTGCCTACATCGACCCGGCTGGTTACGACGCATGGCTCATGGTAGGCATGGCCTTGCACTATGCCTCCGGCGGTGCCGACGACGGGCTTGAGCTTTGGGATTCGTGGTCAAGTGGTGGGATTACCGGGGAACTGCCAGCATCCTATGCAGGGCGCGCCGACATTGAGTATCGCTGGCAATCGTTCCATCTGGACCGTGGCGGCAGGGTTACGCTCGGCAGTCTCTTCAAC